TCTATTGTTTTTAATTAAAAAATCTATGTACTCTTTTATCTCCTTGTTTCGACCGTTATCCCAATCAAATGTCTCGTTTATGAATTTGAAGTACGATACCGGAATTGAATGCAACATCCATCCACAATACTTGCCGAATGCCATTAACGTAGAGCCAAGGGGATGATCCGGTCTCCCGGGAACAGGGGCGGCGGTTACGCCCTGCGCCAGCCCCCTCCTACGATCTTTCTTGGCGGCTTTGATATCCAGATCTGTTTTCGTTACCTTATCCCCCATCGGGATATTGGTAATTAGTTTATCGCCGATAAACATCCCCCATCCATATCCTTTGTAGTTCTCTATACTAAGTTCTCTTATATCACCGAACCTTGACGAGTTATTGCAACAATCAACGACCAATGCGCTATCCTTACCGTCCTTTATCCTGACAGCTCTCCCAAGCCACTGATAAAACGACGAGAATGAGAATGTTGGTCTTCCTACTATCACACAATCCAGACCCGGATGATCGAATCCCGTACCGAGGGCGGAATAGTTGAACACTACCTTCGTCTTACCCGACTTGAACCTCTCAACTATAGCCTCCCGCTGCTTCTTTGGCGTGCCTCCGTGAACCACCTCCGCAATGCCGGCACATATCTTGGCGTTCATCCATTCGGCGGCAGTATTGCAGCTCTCAACAGAATCCATAAACACCAGTATAGATCTACAGATGTCTTTTAATACCATCAACCGACGTAAAATAAGGTTGTTTAAGCCATTTTTTCTCACCGCCTCACTAATTGACTCAGCCGTATATTCGGAGCCGTTAGAATTGAGTTTAAGGGCATCTCCATTGAAATCCCATGTCTCATATTTAAGAGGTGTCCAAAATCCTTGCCTTATCATCTCCTCTACCTGTATCACGTGAATCAGGTTCTTGAAATATACCGGTCTCATACGAGTGATGAAATTAAGCTGGGAATATGATGTCTGTCCTATCGACATGTTTTTAAGTCTACATGGCGTGGCTGTAAACCCTATCACCTTGCTAGGCTTCAGCTCATTCATGAATGTCATGAACTCACTGCCGTCCTCAGGACTGTATCCGGCATGAGCCTCATCTATCAATACATTTCTGATTCCCATCTCCTTAAGCTGACCAACAACCTTCTTGATAGATCCTAAGGTCGCGTATATCATATTGGATAACTCCTTCTTACCGCATGACGCGGAGTAGATGGTTGCCGGTATCCAGTAAGATGTGATCTTATCGTGGTTCTGTTGCAGCAATTCTTTTGATGGTTGTAAAATCAGCGTCTTATCTCCCATCAATCTAGCCGCTTCTGCTATGAGGATCGATTTACCGCAACCTACAGGCCCTACGATCAATACCGGATCATGTCTATCAGAGTTTATGTAATCAGAGATGCTTTTAACGCAATCCTCTTGATATGGTCTTAATTTGTAAATCATTTGGATTTGTAGTTATCAAAAACAGCCTTTACGTATTTTAATTTCACTGGGCATTCACGATCGTCAAACATTTTACCATCAATGTATCCATCGTCTTACTTATAGCTATCACCTCTCCCGTGCCCACCTGGGTATGGACTATATCACCTACCTTTATATCGCATTTAATCATGATCTAGTTTCTTATTAAATTCCTCTATCTTGCTCCTATCTGTCTCATTCACCATCTCAGCCTCTTCCTTGAATATGTCATACCCTTCCCGGATATTGTCTCCAACCATATTCTCTATCATCTCCCTTAGCTCATCGCTTCTTACGGCGAAAGATATTTGGAACGATTTACTTGTGCCTTTCATCAGGTAATCAATCTCCTTTTTACATTCTGTCATTAACCGATCCAGATTATCGAACTTAACGAACTTGAAGTTGCCGTTGGCTTTCCTTACCCCATCCTTGAAATCCTCCAATATCCCGTTAAATACATCCGCCATACACATCATGGAATGTAGCCATACCAGCATATTGAATTTATATTCATTATCAGCGTTATTCATCAAACTCACCAAAGACTCGCTTTTTGTCAACATGATCTTCGATTCCCGGTCTACGATATCCTTTATCTCCTGCCGGTATTTCATGGCGCCAACGAAATCCATCTTAGAATAACATTCATTTGATTTCTCTACCAATTTCCTGATATCCTTTCTAGACATCAGAAGATCCAATACCTGTTTTTCTCTTTCGTTTCTATCCATAACCAATTATTTATTGACACAAATATAATTAAAGCCTAGATATTTACCTAGGCTTTTTAATAAAGTTAATCTTTTTTATTCTTTCTTTTTGACTCATCCCAATCCGATGAGTACCTGCATGTCCCTTGTTTGTGGATCGAGAAATCGCACCAAAAACACAAGGGCTTGGGGCGGGGTTCAAGGCAGGCCGGCTGACGTCCCATGAGGTAGCGCTTCTCGTACTTATACCCCTGTTTGGCGTCGTCCCAAACGTGAGCTTGATAGCTATCTATTTTATTTGTCTCGAAATCATACATGTCAAGGAGAATATCGTTAAGTTCCTTGACAGATCTCTCTACTTTCTCCTTATCTACCTTCACGTTCTGATTGTCCAGCATGCGGGTAAAGAAATAGCTGCACATATCCGGCAATACCTTATATTTTCTGAGTATGTAAAAGGCGTATATCGGATGTTGGAGATTATGAAGCAGCTTATCTTCATCGAATAACTTTCTCCCGGACTTCCAGTCTATCGTATACATGGCTATCCTGTCCTTTGTCTTATACTCTCCACGCCAGTCCACCGATCCTATGATATGTACCTTATCGTACGTCACGCCATCCAAGGTAAGGGGCTTGGGTAGCTTATAGGGCAGGACGAAGCCCTCCTCCACGCCGGCCGGTCTCGACCCTCGGATCACCTTCTCCATTGGCGTAAGATCCGACCACATTTTCTTATAGTTGCCAGCAGCATCCTTCTCAAACAACCCCACAATCCATCTTATTAACCTAGCCGCATGTTGCATGGACTCGATCTGAGATTTTACGCTATCAAAAGGTATCTTCTCTATATCGGCGTAATAGTTAAATGCCTTACTCATGTCCTCATAAGAAGGTCTGCATCCGTTCTTGAAGAAATACTCCATCGTCTGGTGGATAACCGTACCATATGACGTAGCCTCATGCTTCTCCGTGGATCTGTGACCCTCCACGTAAGTCTTATACCACTTATACGGACACTGGACAAACGTGTCTATCTGCGAGTAAGAAGCGGCGAGAACCTTCTCTCCATTTATTATCTTACACAAGAGATGTGTCTCCGGGATAGTCATCATCGAATATATTTAAATCAAGTGATGTTTCGTATAAATCATATGCTATATTTTGAAGGTGATGGAATCCTTTGATATCAATTTTAACAACTGTGTTACCCCATAAACGTGTGATACTTAAAACGTAATCTTTTGTTATTGTCATATCCCCTTTATTGCGGTAATCATGATTATCATAATCGTTAAATCCAATCCAATCCAATATCCTCTCATTCAAGCTTATTGGATAAACATCACATTCGGAAGTATACCACTTTATTGTGCCATTATCAATTCTGCGTTCGAGAATCAAACTCCCTTTGTCCTTATGCATACCGGTAATACATCCTATCCTCCATATATTACCATCCTTATCTTTCACAATATTGCCTATTCTTAACTCCTTAACTGAAATCATATTCTTCCTCCTCTTTATAATCGTCATCGCAATCATCAACAAGAGGGGTCTCTAACCCCTCTTCCCAATCATCATATCCGAAATCCATTATTTACCCTTAACCCAATCATACAACATATCCACAAAAATCCCTACAGTTAGTTCATCGACAGATTTATCGCCAAAGACATCATCCGGTATCCTTATATCCATCTTTTCTTCAATCCCCATCAATACCTCTAATAAATCAAATGGATCCATAGCTAGATCAGATGACAAATTACTTTCTTCTCTTACATCGTCAATTACCTCTATATTATTAATGTAATTGAACTCATGCATTTTCTCGAATATCTCTTTCCTCGCTATCTTCAATATTTCATCTCTTTTCATAATCCTCTAAATAATCATCCAACATATTTATAAGCTCTCCTACCGTCAATTCGTGATAAGGCTTGACGCCAAGTGCCTCATCGGGTATACATTTACCCGTTTTCTTTTCCACTTCCATTATGACTTCTACAAAATCAAGGGAATCCATAGCCATATCCGTATCCAGCTTATCCTCGTTCATTATCTGAGCGGCATGATCAAGACCATTAAATTCACCCATCTTCTCGAATATCGCCTCCTTGACTACTTTTTCAACTTCTTTTCTTTCCATACTAAATCGACATTTTCAATCTTCTACCTAATTCTTTTTTTATATCCGATATCCTTTCGATATCCATCTTAACATCGCCCGTGATGGCGTATTCCTTATCCATTCTCTTGGGGGGATCCGGAAGCCGGCTTATGGCGAACAACCATGCCAGCTCCTTGTTCTTGTTCTCCCTAAGATACAAGTCAGACGTCATGCCATACATTTTTATGATCGTATCGAATAACGTTGATTCCGATAAACTCATATGCACGCTATACACATTTGATGGTTTCCAGATCAAGTTATCCAATCTCATCGTATACTCACGTTTAAGATCTATGTGGGATATTACGGCTCTTACTATAGGTTCTTCCTTGAAGTTGGTATTAGCCACGAACCATACGAGCCTTTTCTCTACCTCCTTGATAGCTCCTGTATCCTTCCCCATATCATTATATACCCCAATGATACGGTCCCGGATCCCCTCGACCTCCGGTGTCAGGCCGGGCGTCTCTATCAACATCAGCAACGATCCTCCCCTTGGTGTTATCTTCCACTTCCCGTTCTTTTGAGGCTCGATATAACCAGACGCCTTATAGCTGTCTATTTTCTCTTTTGGAATGACGTCAGCCATCTCCTCCTTTTGCCTGATCATCAAAAGATACCCGACATCGGACATTGTTAATCCTGATGTCATCATCTGTTCAAAATTAATATACATAAGTTAATGAGTTAAAATATTGACCTAATCTTTCTAGCTATTTTCTCTACTATACCAGGATGATCGGTATCGTTGTATATGTTAATCAACGTGCGTAATATATATAGCCTTGTATACTTATCGGAAAGATTGAACCAAGCTTCCTCTATACGACTATTTATCGGCTTAAAC